GCTGCTTTGCTAAGTAAGCCGCGTAAGAACTAGCAGCTCCACAACTAAACCAACAAACTACTCTTTTACTGGTGGATTCCATAGCTGTCCTTCCTCTCTTCGTAACCATAACAATCGCGCATTTTCTATTACTCTCTCCTCACTCTCGTGAAGTTCAACACACTTGTCATACATCTCCTGCTCTGTCATGCCTTCTAGTATCTTGGCTGACTTCTTCTCACCGATACCGTTAATACCAATGATGTTATCTATCCTGTCACCCATGAGAATCTGTCTGTAAAAGAAGAACAGACCTTCCTCTGGTGTAACGTAATACTTGTGCTGCTTAACAAAGTTGTAGTGCCATCCTGGTATCTGGTCAAAGTCTTTATCGACACTACACATCACACAGTCATCGCCTAGCTCTGTAGCTTTGATAGCTATGGCATCGTCTGCTTCTTCATCAACAGAGACAATAGCACCCCAGTCTCCTTGTAATGCAGCCCTAATGAAACCCATGTGCTTTGGCTTCTCTGACTTACGATTGCCTTTGTAGGGCGCAGTGGTGGCTATCTCGTTGCGGAAGTTAGTCTTGCCTGTGAGATAGAGTTGGAAGTCTTCGGAGTCAGAGGCTTGTACTAAGATGTTAGATATGTAATGAGTCAGCACATCCAGTATGTACTTGCCTGATGTCTCTTCCTGTGTAGCAAAGCCTATCCTATAGCATAGAATATCTGCATCTATCAGTATCATTTTGTCTCTCCTCAAATGAAAAGAGAGCCTTCCTTGGCTCTCTCTGGTGGTGACTAAAGAGCTATGTCTTCAAGCTCCATAGCTGTAGCAGGGCCATCGTCTGCGGAGGTAGCCCCGTTACGATAGGGTATCAGGTCTGTGATGAAGAGCTTGTTCAGTTGTGGAGAACGCCCTTTACCATTAGGCCAATCATAAGCAGACACCACAGCCTTGGCTTTGGACTCGTTAGCTACTTTAAGATTCTCATCGTATATCTCTGAGATTAAATCACCAGCAGCGTTGTACGCTTTAATCGGGAATCCACTTTTGAAAGTGATGAACTTACCTTTCTCTGGTTGCTTCGGGTTGGTATTAGCAGACAGTCCCATGCTTTGCAGGCTCTCTACAGCAGCTTCGCTAAGATTGCATAGATCAACAGAGAACTTGTCATCCATGTTCTTGGTGTTTAAGAAAGCCCAGTAAATGTCAGCGTTGACTACGGTTTTAGGAGTAGACATATTAATTTCCTCTTCAGTTTTATAGTATTGCGTTATTAATCATAAGTTAAGACAGTAAGAATGTCAATGGGTATCAGCCCATGTCTTCCCTATCTTAAACTCACCATCTAAAGGACAGTTAAGTCCTAAAGTCTTTCCAGCCTCCCGAATGGCATAGACAGCTTGCAAACCTATAGCCTGTCCTGCCCACTCAGGAGTCTCTATCTGCCACTCGTCATGGACATTAGCCACGAACTTGTGTGGTAGCTTGTGTTCTTTAAGTGCCTTGTCCAGCAACACCAGAGCTTCCTTCATAACTATAGCTCCTGCTCCTTGTAGCAAGGTGTTCAAGCTGGAGTGTTCTGATCGTACTATCAACTTCCTACCGTCCAGCCCATCAAGAGTGGCTTTTCCTTTCCTGTTCTGAATGGAAGCCTGTGACATTGTTTTACTTCTTAGCTTACTAAGTGCTGGCGTGTTCTCAAGGAACGCCTCTATCAACTCAGTGCCTTTCTTGTAAGACCCTCCGACTATCTCGCCTATCTTACCTGCTCCTGCACCATACAGGAAAGCATAGATAAATGTCTTTGCTTGATCTCTTGTGGACAGCCCTGCTGCTTTTTGGTTGGCTGTATGTATGTCACCAGAGAGAACCTCATGCGTGTAATCATCATCGTTCATGTAGTGTGCCAGCATCCTTAACTCTAAGCCACTAGCATCAGCACCCACTAATACATTGTCTTCATCCACAGTCCAACAAGCTCGACAGTCCTTACCGAAAGGAACATTGACGGCTGGTACTTGTGCCATGTTTGGACTCAGGTGTGTCATACGTCCAGTGATAGCACCGTTGGTGATGACTCTGCCATGTACTCTACCGTCCCTCGATACTGCCTTGAGCCATGATTCTGTCTGTGCTGCTCTCTTCTGTAACATCAAGTAGCGATTGATTAGTCTAGTCTCTGGTGTGTCCAGCTTGGCTAACACTTTCTCGTTGATAATCAACTGTCCCTTCTCTGTTTTCTCAGTCAGCTTGACACCATGTAGCATAAGTCTCTCTGCTATCTGCTGGCGTGACCCTACGTTGAATGGCTGTAGCTTTGGCTTGTTGAACTTCGGTATGGTCTTGCCCATGAACTCCTGAGTCTGCTTCTCTGACAGCCTGGGAGTACACTCAGGAGGAAAGACTAACTGTAGCCTCTCTGTTATCTGCTCCATCTCTTTCTCTACAGTCAGGAACAAGTCGTTACACTTCTCAATGTCCAGCTTAAAGCCATTGACTTCCTGTTGCTTCAGGATAAAAGCTACGTCATGCTCTAGCTTGATAGACCTAGCAGAGAACTCCTTTAAATCATTAATCAATGTCTCGTGTAGCTTGGCTGTCAGTGCTACGTCCTGCACACAGTAGCCCTTCATCTCCTCTGTCAGCCCTCCGTCATAGTCATCGAAGTCTATCTTCGGGAACTTTAACTTCTCTCCCCAGACCTCCAAGCTATGCTTTCTTTCGTCAGCGTGTGCCAGCCTAGACAACACAAGAGTGTCTGTCTGCTTACTGGCTGGTATCTTGACACCCCACACTGCTTCCAGAACAGGAGCGTCAAAGCCTATGATGTTGTGTCCTACTACCTCGTCAGCATTGTCGATGACTTCCTGAAGCCCTATGTTATCAGTGAACATCGTACTGCCTTGATCGTCCTGCACACCACAGCACCAGATAACATTGTGTGCCATGTTAGTTTCAATATCTAAATAGATCGTCTTCTTCATCGTACTCATGCGGTAATGTCTCCTCCTCGTCTGCTATGTCTCGCAAGTCCTCACGATCTATAGTGTCGACATCATCTATTATGTAACGGTAACAGTTATTGCAAAGGTCTATAAATTCGAGAGTCTCTGCCGACTTCCTTGTCGCCTCGTAGTCCGTTAGTAAAGCATCACAAGCCCTACATCTCATTTAATTTTCCCAGCAATTATCTTACCGCACCTTGCACAGACTTCCTCTTCTGTCTCGACATACATAACGTACATACTGTCGTGGAATCCTAGCAAGCACTTGAGTTTACTTAGTAGCTTTAACATTGTCTACCTCCTTCACCTCTGAAAGTCTACCTGTCATTGCATCATAGTGCAGGTTACAGCAGGGGCCTGTCAAGCCACTAAACCTGTTCTTCAGTACCCTGACCTTGGTAGTGTTGCGTTCAAACACATCGTCAGCCTGAGCATTTCTCTCCAAGCCTAGCACAATATCACTTAGCTGTGCTATAGCACCAGAACCCCTGAGCTGTGACAAGCTAACCACTGCTCCCTCCTCATGCCCCTTGCTGTCTGGTCTTTTCAGGTGACTGACAGCGAACACAGCACAGCCTGTCTCTTCAACCAGCGTCCTGAGCTTAGTCATTACTTCATCCAGAGCCTTACGTTCATCACCGTTAGCCTGACTGGAGACAATCATGGTGATGTGATCGAGAATAATGTACTTGCAATCAAGAGCCTTAGCCATGTGCCTGATACGAGCCATGACGTTATCGACTCCCAGGCTACCCCAGTGATCGAAGAAGTGAAACCTTCCTGATGACATAGTCTCCTCGAATGCTTCCTTCCTCTCCTGCTTAGTAGCCTTGATGTCAGGCAAGTGCAGTGGTTTGTTGGCAGACAGGGACATCATAGACTCTACCGTCTTGCGTGTAGATTCCTCCAGCATCAGCATACCTATGTTGTCTTCGCTGTTCTTCATGATGTGATAGGTAATCTCTCGTAGGAACTGCGACTTACCAAGCCCAGAGCCAGCAGTGATCGTTATCAGCTCACTCTGTCTGATGCCGTAGGTCAGCTCGTTGATGCCAGAGTAGGGATACTGTAAGTCTGCACCCTTGAGAGGTTTGGATACTTCGTTCCACATACTAGCACCGTTGATGATACCGTCAGGTACATACTTCTCTGCACCCCACCAGACAGTGTTGAACTCCTGCTTATGGTCAGC